TGTGTATTGCTTGAAATAAGTAAAGTATCGTCACCTTTAACCTTAATCGTAACAGACTTGGGATCAATATTTAATGCAAGTAGGGCGTAATCAAGCATAATTTGGTTGATAATAGTATCAAGAAAATTAGTAAAAACGCTGCCGCTTAAGACGCCACTGCGCTTACGAATGATAACTCTTCTACCTTGGTAGTTCGTTACAACATAAGAATCGATATGACATAGGATTATCTTATCAAAGATAACAGACTGCCACCAGTTTAATCTAAATAAGCTCTTGATTGTATACATAGAGTAAGCAATCATTTCTTGACTTACATGTAAGTCATATTGAGAATAGTCTAAACCAATAACAATTTTAGAATTTTGAGCATATTCCCAAATCATCTTCTGTTCTCTGAAGTCAGAGTGGAAAGAGTATGAGTTATACATGCTATATTCCATGTTTTGGTAATAATAAATAATTGGACGCATGAACATATTTTCGAATGCGTTAATGACCATTGGAAAGATAAAGAATTGGCGATATTTTGTACCGCTGAATCTTTCTTGTGTACGCCAGCTAACATAGCTGATCATAGCGTTATAAATTAAGTCAAATTCATTATTCATGATAATTTGAGACATAATAGCAATAACTTGCTCACGCAGTTCACTTTTTGGTCTGTGGAATTCTGGAAACCCAGAAGATGTTTCACTGGGTAATGTATTTACTGCTTCATGAATTCCGATTGGTACAAACATATTTCGTCTTAATTGCATACGAGCCAAAGCGTTTCTTGTCGCTTGCTGTAGCAGACGGAAATCTGGTTTAAACGTACCTTTTGATTGTAATAATTCAACTGCTTCGTCGCGTAACTTTTGAGCTACTTCTTCTGGTTGAAGAAAATCTTCTTTCACATAACCAGTCAACTTAGAAAAGAAGGGTTCAATGTTAAGAGAAGGTAACTTTTGAGCTGTTGAAGATAGTACTGTGTAGACTCTTTCGAAATCTACATTTAGTAACTTACACTCATCGATGATGGAATGTAGTTTCTTTTTGAAATCAAGTCTATTCATAAATAGCCTCAGGACTTTCACCTGGGTGGTAGATGCCGTTGATAAAGCGAAAACAAACCGGTCTATTTGTGTTGAGCATGTTCGTCCGTAGACGTGTCGCTCCTATCCTACAAAATTCTAGGGTGTAGGAAACTCCCTGAGGGCCTCCCTCCGTCGAG